AATTGAAGGAGTACGAAAGGGATTGATTATCGCAGATAGTGCAAGACCTGAAACAATAAGTTATATACGGAATCAAGGATTTAACATACGAGCCAGCATAAAAGGTGCAGGTAGCGTCAAAGAAGGAATTGCCTTTCTGCGTAGCTTCGAAAAAATAATAATAAACCCACAGTGCAAGCATACTATTAACGAATTCAGTAACTATAAATACAAACAAGACAAAATAACAGGCGAGCCGTTGAATGATGTGCAGGATGGCAATGACCACACGATTGACGCTACACGATATGCAATAGAGGATTTAATGAGAATGACTAAAACAAATGTGAATATCAGAGCATTGCAAAAAGTGAGGCGGTCAGAAACACAACAATTGCCTATTTAATGTTGACAAAATTAAATAAATATTGTATAATACTACGAAAGAGGTGGATAATTGGCGATAATAAGAAATATAATAATTATAATAATATCAACATTATTTGGGTTTGTAGCTGGATATTTATTGCATCCAGAGCCAAAAGCGATTGTAAAAGAAATTAAAGTAACCGAAACAAAATATAAATATGTCCCTGTTACCAAAAAAGAAAAAGATAAATGTATACAATCATCAATTGAAATTAAAGTATATGATAATATACAGGACAAATCTATTGCTGATAATCAGATTAAAATAATTGCATGTGATGAGTGCAAGCAGGCGGAAGCACTTGTGACATTGGATAATCAATGCAAAAATAATAATATAGTGCCGTATATTGCAGGAGGGTTTATAACTGGTGCAGTAACAATATTGACAATAATAATGGTGTTGTAATGGACGATAAATTATTAAAAGAAGTTACAAAATACGGAAATGGAAAATATTTGTTAAGCGATGTATTATATTATTCATCGGACAGAAGCGTCGCACAATATAAGACTATGCGACGATATCCTATGTGCTGGCTTGGATTACAATTCTTGAAATTGGGTCTTGCCGATGTGCCATTCACAATCACTGGCAATAATCAGGAAGCTGTTGCAACCGCAACAATTGTAATGAGAAAGATATGGAAAAAGTTAGTCAGGGAAGCAACTGAATGCCTTGACTATGGATTTAAAGCATTCGAAATCAGATACAGGCCTGGTGAAATAACTTATACGAGTGAAGAAAAAGAGAATAAATTCAAAGGGATATTGTTTAAGCAACCAAAAGGATTGGATGGCGAAACAATTAGAATTTTAATTGAAAAAGATGGAAGTTTGCGCGGCTTCAGGCAAGTGATAGGATTAGAGCAAATAGATGTATTGACCGAAGACCGTAAATGTTTGTTATTTACACATAATCTGGAAAGCGGGCAATATTATGGAATGAGCGCGCTGGAACCTGCCTACCCATTCTGGTATGACGCTAATCTCAATAGACGATTTCATATGCGCTGGCTTGAACGTAAAGGGACAGGATTTTTTAAAGGAATTTATCCTGTTGGTACTTCCATAACAGAAAATGGCGAAAGAGATAATCAAGATGTAATGCTTGATATACTAGACAATATGGTGGAAGGGAACGTAATAGCAATCCCATCGCAAAGGGATGAACACGGGCAATTGATGTGGGATGTTGCATTTCTTAATGACAGTGATAAAACGGACCCATTCATTGCACGGGCTAAATACATAGATGAAATGATACTGAAAGCGCTTGTTATACCTGAAAAAGCGTTGACACAAGGCGAAGTTGGAGCAAGAGCAAGCATTGAAGCGTTTCAGGATATGTTTTTACAGAGAAAGCAGGCCATTCTTGATGAGATTGTATCTGTTATAAATAATTATTTATTGCCGCATTTTGTAGAATTGAACTATGGCAAAAATGTAGAATTGGAAATAGTTGCAGGCAGGATGAGTGATGCAACAACAGAGATATCGGCAAAGATAATACAGAAACTTGTTGAAACAGATAAAGTGAAAGTGCAGAAACAATGGCTTGTTGATAAAACAGGGATACCGTTTGACTATAAAGATGAAATTGAAAATCAGGATGGTGAAGAACAGGTTGCAATGCAAGAGCCTGTAATTCAAAATGGATTTGAGATAACACAGGAACAGGGACAATTCTGGCGACCGTTGAATACGTTAGAAAAAAAATATAATCTAACGGGGTTAGATGCGTATATTGACAACAGGCAAATACAATTTCTGAATGAAATTGCTGAAGAATTGCAAATACAAATAGATAGGATAAAGCGTTATTTGGATAAAAACATTGGGCAAGGTGATTATACTAAAATAGTTGCTGAAATTGAAATAAAAAGAAACACAATTAAAAGAATTATAAAGAGCTATCTGAATGATGTATATGACTATGTTATAAAAAATTTTGAAAAAGCTGAAATGCGATTTGCCGATACAGTATCGGGATTTATAGGTTTTAGAATAGATGTTGTGTCAGAAAAGCTCGCTAATGATATAGAAGCGGCGATAAAACTGCAGGTTGCAAATGACATTGCATCGGGGAAAGGGAAAATTGAAATTCTGGATAATATCAGCAATATTACATTGCATAGTTTTTTGACTTCCAGAATGCCAGTAATAGCCGAAACAGAACTTGGTTTTATTCTTAATAGAAGCGTTGATGATTATATAAAAAGCAATCTTGAAGCCGTCAAAAAAGGGCTTGTCGATGAGATGAAAAAAATAACACGAGTGCGATATAGTGCAATATTAGATAATAAAGTATGCCCATTTTGCAAAAAGATGGATGGGACGGTGGTTGAGTATGGCAGTGCTGTCTATTATCGATATAATCCGCCAATACATTACAATTGCCGTTGTGTATGGTTGCCGATTACACAGGAAGAAATAGCAGACCCACGACATGAATATACGGACCTGACAACTAATGAGAAAGGACGGCCTGTAAGTGTGGAAGATATTCAACGAATGCTTGGCGATGATAGTTTGTTAAAAACCTTTTGCGAGTGTGGAGCTCACTAATGCCAATACCGAAACCACGTAAAGATGAGAAACAGGATGAATTTATAAGCAGATGTATGTCTGACGATGTTATGGTTAAGGAATATAAAGACACAGGACAAAGATTTGCGATATGTAAAACAAGCTGGGATAAACGCAATAAAGTTGATATGGCAGATGTCGAAGCGTTGCTTAACAATGATTATGTGGAACTTGATGGAGTGGAAATATTGAACACATACCCGAATAGTCACGGAATTAATTTTGAGAAAAAAGATTTAATTGAGATTAGAAATAATTATGAAATGTTGAAAGAGCAAGGGCAATTAGTGCCGATTGTAAAGGTGAGCCATTCTGATCAGCAGGCACTTCTTAAAAAACTATTTGGTGTTGATGATGTTGATAGTTATGAAGAGTTGCCATTGCTTGGTGTGATTGAAGACTTAAAAATCAGCGATGATGGGAAAAGCCTGAAAGCGAAAATCGGGCGAATACCTGCAATGTTGAAAGATGTATTTGGAAAGATGTTTAAGGCTGTGTCGCCAGAGATAGTCTTTAACTGGCGAGGTACTGGCCAGAAAGTATTAAGGGCAATAGCATTGACTAATATGCCATCACAGAAGCACATCACGGATGTTGCTATGAGCGAAGGGCTTGTATGTGATGACATAATTATTATACAAGATGAGGTGACAACTATGCAAGATAATGCAAAACCAATCAACGAGGAAACACTTGTTGAGAAGTTAGCTGAAAAAATCGGCGGTCTCTTCAAAAAAGATGATAAACAGGATACTGTTGTATTAAGTGCATCAGAATTTGAAGAGATTAAAGCCGAAATCAATGAGTTGAAAAAGAAACTTATTGAGAAAGAGGAAGCGCAAAAGAATTTTAGCGCATATCTTGAAAAAGTGAAACGGGAAGCCATTGAAGAGAAAGCCAATGCAATATGCGATAAGGCTTTGAATGATGGCGTCCCGAAAGTGGTCATTGACAAGTTAAAGCCGCTTTTGTTAAGCGATATCGGTGAGCACACGATTAAAATGAGTCAGGAAGTTGATGGGCAACCGATGGAGATTAGCATTAGTGTGTTTGATGTTGTCAAAGACCTATTTGAAAATTATCCTGCTGGCAAGGTTGATTTTTCAGATAAGACTGTGACCGAATTATCTGCACCGTCTGATGACCAGAGCAAATTGGTCAGAATGAAAGCAGAAGAATATATGAAGCAGGGCTTATCTGAATTTGATGCCTTAATGAAAGCAGGGCGTGAAATCTTGAAGTAATGGAGGATAAAGATGGCTTATACAAGCGGATTAACAGAGCAAAAAGACCTGTTGAAGATACAGGCAGTTGCCGAAGAGGCAATCGATGCTTACAGAATAGTCACCGGTGGTACTGCCGCTGATGGTGTGGTGCTTGCCGATGATAGTAGTGTATTCCCATTAGGGATAAGCGGCGATGCTGGTGAAGTAGGTAAAGATGCCTATGCAAGCGGTGATGCTGTGGCAGTACGTTACAGTGGTATATCGTATTGCAAGATGTCAGGAGAAGGAAGCCGATTTGCATTAGTAATTGCTGGCACAAATGGCATAGGCAAGGCCAGGACAACTGAAACTGGCTGGTGTGTAGGAATAGCAACCAAAGATTGGACTGATGGTGAAATAATACCTGTGATTATTCATCAGGTCTATATTGAAGGCGCAGGGTCATAAGGTAGGAGGTGA